CATTTAACTTGGATTGTGTAAACACGTCCAAAGTACTAAGTTCAAGTAACTTAATCTCTACTACATACTTCGTGGCATCGAAAATCGGGCACGCAGTAACAGACTTGTTTCAAATATTACGTTGGTTGACATATAACAATAGAATGTGGCAACGTTTACGTATTACTACTGATGGCGATCAGATGACATTTATAGCAGTACCATTGCAAATGTCATACACTGAGACTTACAAAGGACAAGGGTGGAAATTGACTGTTGAAGAAGTGTCTTTGCGTGCATTAGCATATTTTGCACATCATTGGGTATTACATGATAAAATCCTTAGACGTAGAATCAGTAACCAGCATTATGGTTTGACTCTTACATCATTGAAGGCTGATATTATTGATGCGCCAAATTGGCTTAAGATACATGCTCCATTTCCTGGGTCAAATCCTCCACGAATGTCTGCCAAGCCGTTGGTTATTGTCAAAGGTCTAACAGATTTTGTCAAAAATGCAGATGTTGATTTTTTTAACAGATTGTTAGATGTTAAGTTACCTTTTAGCTTCTATCAAAATTACATCTTTAAGCAGATTGCAGATAAAGGATGGGGAGAAGGTGGAAGGGTGCCTTGGACTGATTTAACAGAAGTTGCTCCATTATCAGTTTTGTGTTTGCGATCAATGTCTACCTTCAATCGTGCGTTTTGTGGTGGACCGTTTGGTCGTTATGCTATTAGATCAGATGATAATATGTATCCTAACAAGTTAGCTGCACAAATACGCAAGTTTGCTAAACATACACGTTATCCTGTTAAAACCCATGAAAACGCTCGTATTTTGTCTAATGGTTATCGGTTTCTTATTTACTTAAATAAATGGGAAGTAATGAAACAAAAACTGTTATTCAGGTACTTTCCACAGCAGCTTGTGCAACATGGGTTTAATATGGAAAGTAGTTCATCAAAACGTCCTGGTCCGGTTAAAATAGAAATGGTTGATGGGGTTCAAGTTATTACTACTGTTAACGGTAAAAAGCAAGAACAAAGTTTGCGAGCAGCTAATGTTGTGCATAAGGTTCTCATGGACATCAAAGATCATAAGGATCCTAAATTCACTGATGTGTATAGTACAACTGCATTGAAGTCTGAAAAGAAAAATACTTTTGATGCAATGACATTTGAAGCATATGAAAAAAAATGTGAAAAGTGTCGTGAATTCTTTTTACCAGATTATCCACAATTACTTTTGGCACATCTTGTGCAAGGTGATCGTCAGAAATTTGAACGTGGCCACATGATCCGTGTTGGCCAAAAATTTGCTCATGGTGGTGCTGAAGAATATTGTCGTTACATATCAAGTGGTCACTATGATGATGGATTTATGTCATTTGGAGACGGTGATTTTGATGCTTTGGACACAACTATACATAAATTTTTGTTGGAATTTTATTCTGTGCATGCCAAGTATTATTATGATCCATCAGGTGCTGAATATTATATTTTCTTGGAGTTATTAAAGATGACCACTGAACATTTGTCTACAAAAGTTGTGCAATTGTTTGGTCCAATATGGCGTATGATTTTTGGTGTCATGCCGTCTGGGTTTCTACAAACTTCTCATGGTAATTCATGGATTGTTGCTTACTTGTGGTGTTGTTTTTGTGCTTCTCAAATTGATGAATATCCAGATAGAGCAACAGAGATATATGATGCTATCTATGATTTTATCATTAATTTTGCTGCATATGGTGATGATCACAATTATGGTGTTCCTCAGACACTGTCCGATATTCTCAACGAGTCAGAATTTGGTAAGTATGTTGCTAAGTGGTGGGGTATGTTGATACGTGATCAACGTGTTAATGTTCCATTATTTTCTGTTATTTCCGTTGATGGTAATTTACTTGTTAAAGGACTTGTTTTGCTCAAACGTTACTTTATAAAGCGTCCTGATTGGTGGCCTATTAATTTAGCTAATGTATTGCCCTTTCGTACATGGGATGATTTTTTTATGAAAGCTGTTTGGGGCAATACTGATCGCATTAATTACGCGGATGTTTGTATTGCGTCAATTGGTCTTGCATATGACTCTGGTGGTACAAATAATCGCATTTATGAGTTTTGTCGTGAGATGTATCAGTACGCATATATGAAGGGTGAATATACTGATGATGATGCTGTATTTGATGCATATGCCCAGAGTGCAGAATTTGAGGATGGTGGTGTTACCGCAATGATAAGAAAAATGGGTATTACTGCCGATCAGTTAAAACGTGGTTTCCCAACCATGGAGAGATTATTTATGACTCATATACCAGATAATTCTCATGACTTTCGTCAGGAATTTATGCG